TCATCGAAGCTGCTACAGGCTCAAGCCTAGGTGGTGTAGCTGGTGGTACAACTATTGCTCTACCTGCTGGTCAAAAAATAGTACATGCTAGTGCGGGTCTTACACTGGAAAAACTAATTACAGCCAAAGAAATTTTGGATGGTAATGATGTTGACCCAGATGAGCCTCGTTACATGATTGCTACATCGAAGCAAATGTCTAACTTGTTAAATCTTGAGAAGGTAACTTCAGGGGATTACGCAAGTATTAAGGCACTTGTTCAAGGACAAATTGACACGTATTTAGGATTTAATTTTATCCGTACGGAAAGACTTGGCCTAGACGGTAACGGTAATCGACAAGTGCTGGCTTTTTGTAAATCAGCTATTGGCCTTGCTGTTGGTTCAGATATTGCTACAAAAATTTCTGAAAGAGCAGACAAGAATTATGCAACCCAAGTATTTTTATCCATGACTATCGGAGCTACGAGAGTAGAAGACGAGAAAATGGTTGAAATCGCTTGCACAGAATAAAGGAGGGATAGATAAATGGCTACTGTATTTTCGATTCAGAAAAACCAGTGGGGTGTTAATAGCCCTTCTGAAAAAACTAAAACAAATGAAATGGCAGGGCGTGTACGTGTCGCATACGGTGAGTATGAGGCAGCTTCATTAGCGTCAGCCGATGTCATTGAAATGTTTAACCTTCCAAATAATGCAAGGATTGTTGGTGCAAAACTAGGGCATGACGCTCTAGGCGGATCAACTACTTTGTCGGTAGGTTATGCAGCACATACTAACAGTGCAGGTACAGCAGTATCAGCAGCAGCAGCAGCGTATAAAGCAGCAGCAGCATCCACAGCAGCCCAAGTGGTTGATGCGTGTGCTACTCTAGCTTTAGGTTTCGCTTCTGAAACTGATGCCGATTACACTGGTGTTCCCGTTACTGTAACAATGGGTGGTACAGGTACAGGTACTATTACCCTGACTATGCTGTATGTAACAGACTAAGAGAGATTAGGGGGGCGGGTCAAATTGGCTTGCCCCTTCTAACCTATTAAGGTGAAAATATGGCAACAGACGTATCTATATGTAGTAACGCTTTAAGGCGGTTGGGTGATGACCCAATAACAAGCCTTATAGATGATACTGAACGTGCCAGACTTTGTAACGCCTTTTTCGGAGATTCAAGAGATCACATTCTACGGTCACACCCGTGGAATTTTGCTATTACTAGAGCATCATTAAGTAAACTTACCGCAAAACCATCATACGGCTTTGCCTATATGTATTCGCTTCCAAACAACCCGTATTGTTTACGTGTGTTGGAAATGGAATACCCTGATTACGTTTTTAAAATAGAGAATGATGCGACCAATGGTCGTGTGTTATTAACAGACGAAGATTCTGCAAGGATTTTATACGTTGCACGAATAACTAATCCATCACTTTATGATTCTATGTTTGTAGATTTGCTAACCGCAAAATTATCAGTAGATTTATGTTATGCGGTAACGGGAAGTACAGCGTTGCAAGCGCAAATGGACAAAGCCTATCAACAAAAACTATCTGAAGCCCGTAGTATTGATGGACAAGAAGGATTTATTGATGATCTTGTTTCCAACACATTTACGGATTTTAGAAAATAATGGCACGTGTACATCCTTTTCAAACTAATTTTACGGCAGGTGAACTAACCCCAAAAATTGCTGGTCAAACTGATTTCAAGAAATACTCTAATGGCGTAGAGATACTTGAAAATTTAACAGTTTTTCCGCAAGGCGGTGCTTCACGTAGATATGGCACTAGATATGTTGCCCCTGTAAAAGATGCCTCAAAGACTGTACGTATTATTCCCTTTGAATTTAACGTAGAGCAAGCCTATGTGCTTGAACTTGGCGACCAATACATTAGGTTTTACAAAGATGGCGGTGCTATTTTAGAAGCAAATGTTACTGTAACAGGTGTAACGCAAGCAAACCCAGCCGTAGTAACAGCTACAAGTCATGGATACAGTAATGGTAATACAGTTATATTAAGCAGTGTTGTTGGTATGACAGAAATAAATACTGACAGATATTTAGTAGCAAACCAAACAACAAACACATTTGAATTACAAAAACTAGACGGTACAAATTTAGATAGTACGTCATTTACAGCGTATGCTAGTGGTGGTGTAGTAAATAGAGTATATGAAATTGTTACAACAATTACAGAAGCAATGTTGTACGAAATACAATTTACTCAATCTGCTGATGTTATGTACATTGTGCATGAAACAATGCCGCCCAAAAAACTGTCACGAACAGGACATACTTCATGGACAATAGTAGATGAAGAATTAAAGAATGGGCCGTTTTTAGACAAAAACACTGGCAACAGAACATTAAATTGCAGTGCTACATCAATAGGCACTAATAGAAACTTAACAGCAAACAATGCTGATTTTAAATCAGATGGTGGTGTTAACGGTTGGCAAGCTGGTGACATTGGGCGACAGGTTAGAATTGGTGATGGTTATGGAGTTATTACAGCTATTACAAGCACTACAGTAGCTAAATTTGAAGTTAAAAAAGTGCTTACTCTTAATAACAGTGTGAATTGGTATTTAGGTGCTTATTCAGACATTCTTGGTTACCCACGTACAGTTTCATTTTATGAACAACGTTTAGTATTTGCAGGGTCTACATATTACCCACAAACAATATGGGCATCTCAATCAGGGTTATACACAGATTTTGACGTAGGGGAAAGTGATGCTGCTGATGCTTTTATTTATACAATTGCAGCTAACAAAGTAAACGTTATTCGTTGGCTATCGCCAGCACGTGATTTAATTGTTGGTACTGCTGGTGGTGAGTTTAAGGTAGGAAGACCTACTGGTGAGCCTCTAAAGCCCGACAATGTGACAATTACACAACAAACTACTTACGGTGGGTGGACTACAGAACCAATCCAAATTGGTAACATTATTTTATTTGTGCAAAAACAACGTAAAAAAATACGTGAGTTTTCATATCAGTTTGAAGATGATGGATATGCTGCACCAGATATGTGTCTATTATCAGAACATATTACAGGAAATGGTGTGTTTGACGTTGCTTACGCACAAGAGCCTGAAAGTATTTATTGGGCAGTTCGTGATGATGGTATTTTGTTAGGCATGACCTATAAACGTGAAGAAGATGTTGTTGCATGGCACAGACATATTATTGGTGGGCAAAACAGAAAATTCTTTAACGCAGCAACTAATGTAACAAACAACACAACTGACCCATTACAAAATGGATTTATTACAATAACAGGCCACGGGTACAAAACTGGCGATAAAGTTGTCTATAGTGCTAATGGAAACACTCGAATATCAGGCTTGCAAGAAGGGCAAGAATATTTTGTTGTTGCTAAAACTGTAAATGAAATAGAACTAGCTTTGACATACGAACAAGCAATTGATCGAACTATTGTGCAAATACCGTTAGGAACAGGCATACATACACTGTCAGCTAATTCAAAAGTTAAATCTATTACTAGCATTTCTGAAGCAGAAGAAAACCAAGTATGGATGGTTGTAGAACGAACAGTAAACAATCAAGTAGTTAAATACGTGGAATATTTAGATAAAACGGTTAATATGGATAGTGCGCTAGTTGGTCTTGTTAATGGTACATCTGCAACAATATCAAACTTAGAGCATTTAGAAGGAGAAAGTGTACAAGTTCTAATTGGTGATGCTGTTTATCCTAATCAAATTGTTACAAACGGTAGCATTAGCGTGAGCATCCCTGTTGGAAGTGGTTACAAAAAAATTGAAATTGGTATGGGATATGTTAGTAAATTAAGAACAATGCGTGTAGAAGCAGGGGCGCAAGCTGGCACACCCCAAGCACGTAAAAAAAGGTACAACGAAGTTACAGTTCGTTTCCTTGATACGATTGGTGCAACAATAAATGGTGACCAAATACCATTTAGAACATCAGCAACACCTATGGGGCAAAGCATAGCACCATTTTCAGGTGATAAGCGTGTTACCAATTTAGGATGGGATAGAGAAGGACAAGTAACTATAGAACAAAGACAACCGTTACCAATGACCGTATTAGGTGTAACAGGAACGTTGGTGACAAGTGATTAAGAAAGGGGGTTCATAATGGCGTGGTGGGTTATACCAGCAATGGTCGCATCTACTGCTGTAACTGTCATGGGCATACAGCAGCAGAAAAAACAAATGAAAGCAAATGCTGCTTGGAAGGATTATGAACGTTCATTAAATTACCATTACGAAAAAGGTAAGCGATTAACTGACCAAAAGAAATTAATGTCTGACCAACGTGCTGCTGTAGGTGCTTCAGGCGCACAATTATTTACAGGCAGTAATTTATTGGTTGCGGCAGAAGATATGAATGAATTTGAAAACGACATGTGGTTTTTAGAAAAAGGTGTGGCTTTAGCTAAAGGTTCAGCGGATAGCCAACTTAAAGGTGCAATAACGGCTGCTAATTATCAAATAGGTTCTACCTTGCTTAATAGCGCAGCAAGTGCTGGATCATATAAAGCTGACGCAGATTTTGCCAAAAAATTCGGTACAGGCTCAACTGGTACAGGCAGTACGACTGCAACAACGGGAACGGGCTAATGAAGATACCTCGTTATAACCAAAGTGTAAGTGGCATAAACAGTGGCAGAACTTTGACTACTGGTACGCAAGGTACAGCAGCAATAGCACAAGCAGGTGCTAGTACATTACAAGCTATATCTGCATACGCTAGTAGCAAGATTAAACTTGATGCACGTATGCGTGACATTGAAATTCAAACTAAACATGAAGACGCAAACACTCAAACTTTAACAAAAGAAAGCGATTTGCTATTTGATATAGATAGCAATATGCGAACTGACTACGGTAAGTGGGAAGGTGAGTGGAAAAAAACTATGGATGACCTTTCGGTAGAACGTAAGAAATCTATGGATGATTATGAGTGGAAGACATACAAGTCACAACATGATCTTGATTATACTAACGGTATACAAAAGCTACGTGGAAGAACTGTAAAGATAAAACTTAAAGAAGCTGCACGTACATATGGTCAATCCAAAGTAAATTATGAAAAGAAGATTAATGATGCAACTAGCATAGCAGAAATCTCAACAAATTATGCTGCTCAAAAAGATGCAATGGATAAAAAGGCAACATTAGGATTTTTGGGTGCAGAAGAATATCAAAAAGATTTGACATCAATCCTTGCTCAAGCCAATCAAAAGATGGCTTTTTTGCAAATTACAAAACACAATAATGTGCAAATTACCCCAGTAAAAACCCCTGAAGGTCTTACAGCTACAAATTGGGAAGAACTAGCCAATGCAGCAAGTAATGACAAAGTTATTATTTCTACTGTAGATGGTAGAAAATTAGCAGTTACGTCACCTGAACGTCAGGCTTTAATAAAATACTACCAAGAAAAAGACACAGCACAAGATGCTTTCTTTAAACAACAACAAGAAGTAAAGGATGAAAAAACCAAAGCAACAATTACTAACGGCATTGTTGGCATGACAAAAACAGGTATTCCTAACCCTGAATTGTTAACCACTATTATTGCCAGTGATTTAGACGCATCAGTTAAATTAACATTAGAAAATGCCTATTCAACAGCTATATCTAATAGTGCTAGCAAAACTAAATCGTGGAATACTCAACCATCATATACTGCCCAAATTTATTTGGAATCGTTAATCTATTCAGGTGCTATTGATAACAAAGAAGAAGGTAGAAGCGTAGTTATGGCATTAGCTTTAAAAGGGCATTTAGACCCAAATAAAGTAAATGGCTATTATGACCGTATAGATAAAAATATAAAAGGCAGAAACAATTACAGAAGTACTTTAGTTAAAGATGCAGTAAGAACTATTGTTACCGAAATTGGTGGGCAAATAGCAGGTATGGATGCTGATATGTTAGATTTATCAAAATTAGATTTGTCTGACGCAAATGCTTTTGACGCATTAATTAATAAAATTAACGGAAAGTGGACTTTAGAAACAAAACGTGCCGTTGAAAATTTCTATGATTTAGTAAGAGAAGGTGAAGAAAAAAACTTTTCGTATTCGGATATGATGGGAAATGCTAGTAGTTCTAATTACGTTTTAACTGACCTTATAGAATCATACAAAAACAAACTGGTAAAAGCCAAAACCCAAGCATTGCAAACTGAATTTGATACTTATATTAGACAACCAGATGTATTTAAACAGGGTGCGTTTGCATACAGGATTGATGCTGAAAAATGGGCTGGTAGTAGCATTAGAGATAGTGCTTCAGACAATGTTACAGTAGATGTACCGCCAGTAAAAGAAGGCGAAACTATCCAACAATACATAACACGAATAGATGGTTTAACAGTTCAAGACGCTGATACCGAAAAAGGTTTATCTATATTTAAGGGGTCGTACGAATAATGGCTGGAAAAATGACAGCATTACAACTACGTCAAGCAGGGTTTCCTGACGAATTTGTTTTAGATTTTATTGAAGATCGTAGACCGCTATTAAAACAAGCAGGTTTTACTGACACTCAAATTAACGACCATTATGGAGTAGAACAACCATATAGGGGCGCATATGAAAACACTTTAAACGATCACGAAGCAAGTCAGGCAGTATTAACTGGTGAACAACATAATAATGCTGGTGCAGAAAGTTTTGCAGAAACGCTTGCTAAAGAAAAAAAATCTTTAACCACTAAGAAAAACGCTGAAGTTTCATTGTTACAGGATGATGGGCAAGATGTAAAAATAGAAAGCGGTGGCGAAGAAACAGCAATAACTAATAAAGTTAATGTTGAGGCTTCATCTGTATTAGATAATGCAGAAGTTGAAAGCAGTGAAAATGCTGACCCAATGGCAAAAACATTGTTTGAAACATCATCTTTGGGAAATCAAGAATTACTAAACAATGTAAACACAGAAATAAAGAACGCTACAGAAGATGGCGTAATGTTCTATGAAGATTTAACTGAAGGCCAGCGTAGAATTTACAACCGAAACAGAAAAATGCCTGAAGGTATTACTAAAATTCTGCGTAAGGATCAAGACGGTGTTACAAGCCAAGAAAAAGACAAAATTGGTGTGCTGCACACTGGCTATACTACTGGTAGATATACTGTAAATTACCAAGAAAAATTAATTGCTGATGGCACAACAGATTATTTAGGTGCAAAAACTATCAATGAGTATGCTTCATTTGTCGCAAATTTTGAAAGCGGTAACGCAAACATTATCAATGACGATAATACTAAATCAGGTATATGGCAGCTTACTAATGAAGAATTGCCAAGTTTAATACAAACATGGATTAACGATCAGAAATTACTTAACCCTGATTTTGAAGTACCGCCTAAACTAAAAGAGGCAATGACACATAAAAATGCAGGTAAGTTGCCTATTCCGCTACAAAGAACTTTGTTTTGGGCAAAAATGCTTAACACAGATGGAATGAAAGATTTACTACCACGTATTGCTAAAGGCGATAAAGTGGCAATGAAAGAAGGTTTAAATGTATTAAATCCACCTTCAGTTAAAACACGCCAAGAACAAATTGATGCTAATGAAAAACGAATAAGCACTCTTATTTTCGACATTGGTACTTCAAATGCTATGAATGCTACAGGCATGGGCATGGGTATGAACCCCTATGGCGATACAGAATTGTTAGAAAGAGAACTTGAAGAACTAACAAATGCAAATAAAAACTTAACAAATGGTATTAACCAAGAAAGTTATGACGAAGCCTTAAACAAAAAAACAACCATACAAGAACGTCTGCAAGAAATTAATAAGCTAATAGAAACAGAAAATTACATGCAAGATGTTTCTTTAGATGTAATGGAAAAAGGCATAAACAATGATGACTTGGAAGGCGCAGAAGATGAAGGTGAAGCTGCTCTTGAAAGGGAAGAAAGATTAACACAACTTTCAAAAGAACGTGAAGACTTAACAAAGCAATTAGAAGAAACAGACAATGTACTACAAACAAATGTAGTGCCTGACGAATTTGTTGTTCCAAGACCTAATTTTGATGAACGTGCAGGTGAAACATTTAACGAATTTAATACTGCAAATTACAAATACCAATTGCCTGAATTGGCTAGTTTTAGTCAAGATGGTGCAGATTGGTGGGTAACTGAAAAGTTAATAGAAGCAGGCGCAGGTAAATTTGTAAGATATGCAGGTGGTGCAGGGCCAAACACAGTATTTCAAAAAGGTGCAACCATGTCGGTTGCAGGGTTGGTTGCTCATTTTCATCAATTAGTTACTGTAGACGGTATGACACCTACAGAAGCCTATCAAGAAACGTTTATGTGGCAAACACAAAACTTTGGTGGTGACATACTGCAATCAACTGCAACAATAGCTTTAGATTTTCCACTAATGCTAGGTGGTTGTGTAGCGTTGAATGCAGGGGCAGGTTTAGCAACAGGCGGTGGTTCAATAATATTAGCACCAGTTATATGTGGTGCAGGTGCTTTTGCAGTGCCAGAGATGTTGCGTGATATTTATATGAGGGCTTTATCTACAGGTAAAGTTTACAGTATGGGTGAGGTCATGGAACAATTGTTCAAGGCCGAAACATTTAAAACAGGACTTAAATACGGAACAGTAGGTGCAGCAACAGCAGGTACAGGAACTTTCTTTAGATTAGCTGGACAAGGAATAAAGCCTTTTGCATTGCCAAATGCTGCTATGCAACAAGGGGCAAAGCGTAACAAGGCAGGTGAATTAATACTAACTAAAGGCGGTGCAGAAAAAGTATATGATGTTGCCGCAGCAGGTACAGCTTACGCTGCTGAAATTGGAACAATGGTTACATTAACGTCAATCTTTAATGGCGTAGCACCTACACGACATGATTTTGCTCATGCAGCCGTAATGATATTTGGCATGAATAGAGCAGGCAAAGGAATGGGGTGGTTAGGTGAGGTTTACCGTAAATATGGTTGGCATCCAAAAGATGTATACACACTTACTAAAAATAGACCTGAAATAAAGAACGAATTACTACGTGGCGAAGAACCTGAATTTTTTATTCAGCAATCAGAAGCTATGC